TTTACGGCGCAGTATAAGGAGTAATTAGATGGCAAGTATAGACCAATTCAAAGCACAACTTCTAGGTGGTGGCCCAAGAGCTAACCGTTTTAGAGTTTTTATACCTAGAACAGGTAATAAGATTGAATTCTTATGTCAATCAGCACAGATTCCTGCTGCTACATTAGGTGTTGTTGAACAACAGTTCAGAGGACATGTTTTAAAACTCGCAGGAGATAGAACATTCGAACCTTGGACCGTGACAATTATTAATGATGTAGAATTCTCAGCAAGAACTGCACTAGAAGGATGGCAAACAGACATTCAAGACTTAGACAGTGGTGAAGGACAAACAAACCTTGACTACTTAGTAGACAGAGCATTTGTTGAACAATTAAACAAAGATGATTCCGTCCTTGCGAGATACGAATTCTTTAACATGTTTCCAACTAGTATTGGTGCGATTGACTTATCTTATGAGACAGTTGACACATTGGAGACATTTGATGTTGAATTCCAGTATTCGCATTGGGAAAGAGTCCTTTAAAAATAAAGTGAAAATAGCACCATTTAGGGTGTTATAAATATAATTATGGATATTTTTGGGTTTGAAATAAATCGTAAGGGGTTGAAAGACGAATTACGAGATGTAGATATACAGAAGAAGTCAGCGACTTCTTTTGTAGCACCGGCCGAGGATGATGGAACTCCCATTGTTCAACAGTCGCCAGGTGGTTTCATATCAGGTGGGGCATATGGTTCCTATGTTGATATGGAAGGAGGTATCAAGAATGAGGTCGCACTCATTAGAAGATACAGAGAGACATCTCTTGTGCCAGAATGTGATATTGCTATCGAAGATATAGTAAATGAATGTATAGTTTCAGATACCCAAGATAGAGTAGTCTCATTAGATTTAAGAGATGTAGAATTGTCCGACAGCATCAAACAAAAGATGCACGAAGAATTCAAGGTGATTCTAACCTTGATGAAATTCCATCAAAATTCACATGAACTATTCCGTAAATGGTATGTTGATGGTCGTATTTACTTTCATAAGATTGTAGATTCTAAAAGACCACAACAAGGCATGGTTGACATTAGAAATGTTGACCCATTAAAGATTAAGAAAGTTCGTAATGTTGAAAAAGAAAAAGACACTAAAACGAAAATAGATATAATCAAAAAAGTTGAAGAATTCTATATGTTTAACGACAAAGGATTCGACAAAGGTGTCGCAAATGAAGGCGCCACAGTTAAGATTGCACCAGAGGCAGTAAGTTATACTACTTCTGGTATGTTAGATTACACAAAGAATGTTGTAATCGGATATTTGCATAAGGCATTGAAGACTGCAAATCAGTTATCAATGATGGAAGATGCACTTGTTATTTACAGAATATCAAGGGCACCAGAAAGAAGAATCTTCTATATTGATGTTGGTAATTTACCTAAAGTAAAGGCAGAACAATACCTTGCAGATACAATGAACAAGTATAGAAATAAACTTGTTTACAATGCAGACACAGGCGAAATCAAAGATGATAGACGCCACATGTCAATGTTAGAAGACTTTTGGTTACCAAGAAGAGAAGGTGGTAGAGGAACAGAGATTACTACACTACCAGGTGGTCAGAACCTTGCAGAGATAGAAGATATAGAATACTTTAAAAAGAAACTATATCGTTCTCTCAATGTACCTACATCTAGACTTGAAGCAGATAATGGTTTCAACATGGGTAGGGCATCAGAAATTAGTAGAGATGAACTTAAATTTAATAAGTTCACTAAGAGACTACAAACTAAGTTTGCAAGACTCTTTACTGATTTACTTAGAACTCAAATGGTTCTAAAAAATATTGTATCAGGCGCTGAGTTTGATGCAATGAAAGATTTTATACATTATGATTTTGCAACAGACAATCACTTCCAAGAGTTAAAAGAGGGAGAGATTATCAGAGAAAGATTAGATATTCTTTCACAGGCAGAATCATTTATTGGTAAGTATTTTTCAGACGATTATGTCAGAAAACATATACTTCGTTTCTCAGAAGATGATATCGCTAGAATACAAGGCGAAATAGATTCAGAGGGACATAGTGAAGAAGGAGAAGACTTTTAATGTCAGAAATAGCAAAAAACATAGTGGACCAAATAGAGTCCGGTAAATTACAAGATGCTCAAGATTCTATTTTCAAGGGTATCAAACAAAAGGCTGCTGACCAGGTCGACATGAAAAGAGTCGAAATGTCAGTTGATTGGATGAATGGCGAAAACTTGGGACCAGATAACAACGATTCTTAATGAGGCGAAGTTTAAACTTCCGTCAGGACAGAAAGAAGTTAAGAAGTCTACTGAAAAAGTAGGCAGTAAAACACTGGACATAAGATTCGGCGAAGATAAACGAGGCAAGATTCATGTTTATGTTAATACAGTCTCAATGGGAGACCCATACAGAAACATGAAAGAAGCTGAAAAAGAGATGAAGAATATTAAAATGGTAATGAAACAAATGAATGAAGAAGACATCTCATTAGAAGAAATTTTAGGAGTTATAAATGAAACTAATATCTGAATTTGTTGATTACGCAATTGAACCAGTAATCGTAGAAGAAAACGAAAAGGGCGAGAAAGATTACTTCATCGAAGGTGTATTCATGCAGGCCGACATTAAAAACAGAAACGGCAGAGTTTATCCTAAAGAAGTAATGAAAAAAGAAGTAGACCGCTACTGTAAAGAGTTCGTTGAGAAAGGACGAGCATTTGGTGAGTTAGGACATCCTGACGGACCAACAATCAATTTAGACAAAGTATCTCACATGATAACAAAATTAGAAGAAGATGGTTCTAATTTCATGGGAAGAGCAAAAATTTTAAGCACCCCAAACGGTCAAATCGTAAGAAATTTGATTAATGATGGTGCAAAACTTGGCGTATCATCAAGAGGTTTGGGTTCGCTCGAACAAAGAGGTGGTGCCCAATATGTTAAAGGCGATTTTCAACTTGCAACCGCAGCTGATATCGTTGCAGACCCCTCCGCACCAGAAGCCTTCGTTGAAGGAATCATGGAAGGTGTAGAATGGGTCTATGAATCTGGTGTACTGAAAGCACAAGACATCGAAGTTATGCAGAACAAATTAAGGACTGCAAAGATGAATAAACTTGAAGAAACCAAATTAAACATGTGGAAAAAGTTCGTAGAGAACCTATAATATATAAATAAAAGAGTTAAGCTAAAACTCAAACAGGAGAAAAAAATGGCAGATTTAGAAAAAAACCTAGAACAGGCAATCGCAGAGGCTATGCAGCCGAATTCGAAAGCCGAAAAAGGTGACTCAAAACCTGTTAAGCAAGGTTCATCCGATGCCGCCAAAATAGATGGTGGTAAGGCTGAAGTCGTCAAACCAGAAGAAAATCCTGTTGACAAAGCAGTTGCATCAGTTAAGAGCGCAGAGAAAGGAACCAAAGAAGTTAGTGGTGATCCACAACAGAAAGGCGAATCTCCTGCCGAGAAGCAACCTAAGTTGAAGAATGTTAAAGAAGAAGAAGTTTCCGAATCAGAGAAACCTTCTAAGATGCAAACTATCAAGGCTATGGTCAACGCTATGAAGGATATGAGTAAATCAGATTTATCAGCAATGTATTCAGAAATGAAGAAAGTTGACGATGAAGATGAAGACGAAGACTCAAAGAAGGTTGACGAATCCTTGACTAAAGCAGAGATTGCGAGAAACATCGTAGAATTCTTAAAGAGTTCAGACGAAGAAACAGTCGAAGAAACTTACAATTCAATTATTGAAGCTAAGACTAAAGAAGAGAAAGAAGACGAAAAAGATGATGAAGATGAAGATGATGAGGAAGAAGTAAAAGAATCCTCAGAAATTGATTCAGACCTCGTTGAAATGGAGATAGAGGACGACCTATCAAAAATTTCAGAAGCTCTAGACTTATCAGAAGAAAATTCTGAAAAGGCAAGAACTATCTTTAAGGCTGCTGTCACTTCAAAAGTTGCAGAAATAAAAGAAGAGTTAGAAACAACTTATTCAGAAAATTTAAAAACCTCAGTAGAAACTGTCAAAGGCGACCTAACAGAAGCAGTTGATAAGTATCTATCGTATTGTGCAGAAGAGTGGACGAAAGAAAACGAACTTGCAATTGAGAGAGGTTTGAGGTCAGAAATGACAGAAAACTTCATCGAAGGTATGAAAGCATTGTTCGTAGAACATTATGTTGAAGTGCCTGAAGATAAGTACAATGTTATTGATGAACTCGCAAATCGTCTTGATGAGATGGAAGAGAAACTAGACAACGAAGTATCTAAAAATATGGAAGTTGTTGCAGAGAACGACCAACTCAAAAGAGGCACCGTGATTTCAGAGGCCTGTAAAGACCTATCTGAATCACAAACAGAGAAGATGGTTTCTCTTGCAGAAGGTGTAGATTTCGTTAGTGCTGAAGACTTTAGTGATAAAGTTGAAGAACTAAAGAACGCTTACTTTCCAAAAGAAGAAAACATCGCAGAAGAAACTGTAGTAGAAGAAGGAACTGGTGATTTCTCAGAAGAGAATGAAGTCAGACTTGACCCTGCAATGAATCAGTACGCTTCTGCTATTAGTAAACTTAAACCTTTGGGATAAACCCTAAGGTTATTTAAAGGAAATAAAAATGTTTTTATCAGAAAACTTACAAGAAAAGTGGAGCCCTATTCTAGAGCACTCCGATTTGCCAAAAATCGAAGACAACTACAAAAGAGCAGTCACAGCAGTAATTCTTGAAAACCAAGAGAAAGCCCTAAACGAAGATAGAGCTACTCTTTCAGAAGCTGCACCTTTAAATGCTACTGGTTCTGCCATTTCTAACTGGGATCCAATCCTAATTAGTTTAGTGCGTAGAGCTATGCCAAATCTCGTTGCTTACGACATTTGCGGTGTTCAACCGATGACTGGTCCTACAGGACTTATCTTCGCTATGAAAGCAAGATATCAAGATTACCCTACAGGTGCTACTAGACTTCAATCAACAGAAGCTATGGGCGTAAACGAAGTACAAGATGCTTCACACGACCATGGAAGAGTTGACGGTGAGTCTGGATTATACAGTGCTAGAGAGGGCGATCCATTTGCCGGTTCAAATGCATATAAAAATGCAACTCCAACTGGTATGGGCACAGATAAAGCTGAAGCATTAGGCGATGCAACTACAAATGAATTCGCTGAAATGTCTTTCACAATTGAGAAATCAACAGTGACAGCTGTATCCAGAGCATTAAAAGCAGAATACACTCTAGAACTTGCACAAGACTTAAAAGCTATCCACGGTCTTGACGCTGAGTCTGAGTTAGCAAACATCTTATCTTCTGAAATCCTTGCTGAAATCAACAGGGAAGTAGTAAGAAGTGTAAATGTACAAGCAAAAACTGGTGCTGAAGGCACTGCATCTGCTGGTACATTCAACTTAGATGTTGACGCTAACGGAAGATGGTCAGTTGAAAAGTTCAAAGGTTTATTATTCCAAATCGAAAGAGAATCAAACAAGATTGCAAAAGAAACAAGAAGAGGTAAAGGTAACTTTATTCTATGTTCTAGTGATGTTGCATCTGCTCTTTCAATGGCAGGCGTATTAGATTACGCTCCAGCACTTTCAACTTCTTTAAATGTTGACGATACTGGCAATACATTTGCTGGTCTTCTAAACGGAAGAGTTAAAGTATACATCGACCCATATGCTGGGTCAGACTACATGACAGTAGGTTATAGAGGAAGTAACCCTTATGACGCTGGTATGTTCTATTGTCCGTATGTTCCATTACAAATGGTTCGTGCAGTTGGCGAGAACACATTCCAACCGAAAATTGGTTTCAAAACACGATACGGTATGGTTGCAAATCCATTCGTAGGTGCTACTCCTTCAGACGCTTTGTCAAGTACTGCTGGTGTAAACCAATACTACAGAAAGATTGCAGTTTCAAATATCCTGTAAACTTAGTAGTTTCGATTTTAATCGAATTAAAAAGGGTCTTTCGAGACCCTTTTTTTTTAGCGCACTAAATACTATTGTATCATAAAGATACAGTCATAAACACACACACACGGAGGAAAATATGGCAAATCAAGGAAAGAGCGGTTATGAAATAAGAGCCGATTTACTAAGTATGGCGCAATCCATACTAATCGAAAACTTACAAAGGAAGATTGATGCGGTTTACTCGCACAACGATAATCATCCAGATGATAAGAAACCTTTACCAACAAAATCAATCGATGCACAGGAGATAATTTCTGTTGCAAGTGAATTGAATGAGTTTGTAAACGAGAAGTAAACTTTTGGGGACTTCGGTCCCCTTTTCGCATAAATAGTATTATGGGTATAAAAACAGATATAAACAAGTCAATACTAAACAGAAATAACTTTAGACTACTCATAGATAAAGTTCCTACTGTAGAGTATTATGTTAGAACAGTAAACATACCAGGTGTTCAATTTGGCGAAACTGTTCAATCAGCAGGTGTTGGTCTAGATGCTTTCTTTCCAGGAGATAAGGCATCATTTGATACATTAGAAGTATCATTCATTGTTGACGAAGACTTAGAGAACTTCTCAGAGATATACAATTGGATAGACTCTATAGTTCCTTTGAATGACCCAGCATTGTATGGCACATACACTGATACTGCTGTGAATAGAACTAACATACTTGCATCTATCGACAATGATAGAAATCAATACTCAGATATCACATTAGTGATAAACACAAACAAAAATGTACCCAACAGGTACATAAGATTCCATGATGCATTTCCTGTATCATTGGGGTCAATTGAATTAGAATCTGGTGCAGATGCCGAACCGGCAATAGTATCTGTATCGTTTAGATTCTCGTATTACGAAATTAAAACCACCTCGTAATTTTACACCATATGGTGTATAATGGTATATTATGAATTTAGAACAATTGAAAGAACAATGGGTGAAGGATTGTGAGATAGATGATATCGAATTAGATACAGCATCTTTACATGTTCCCAAACTACACGCAAAGTATTCCGACTTATTAACAAGTAAAATCTTACTGTTAAAGAAATACAACCAAGACTACAATCAACTACTTAAGTATAAGTGGATGTGGTTCAATGGAAAACTTGACGATGATAAGATACAAGAACTTGGTTGGCAAACAGACCCATTCGATGGTCTTAAAATAATGAAGAACGATTTCAATTACTTTTTTAACGCTGATGAAGATTTAGTTAAACTTAAGGCAAAGATTGATTACTTAGAAGTGACTGTAGACTTTATAAAAAGATGCATGGATAATATCACTTGGAGACATCAAACTATTAAGAATACAATCGAGTGGCGTAAATTTATGGCAGGTCAATAATGAATCTAAGAAACTATGCAATGATATATCCTAGTTATTTCACTGAACATGAGTGCGATAGAATAGTTCAATTTGCAAATAGATATGAAGAAGTCATTGGCGGTGTAGGTCAAAGAACAGACGATTTAGATGCGCCAGATGTACAAGAACAAGGCACGATTGATGATAGTATCAGACAATCAGATATCAGATGGTTAATACACGAAGAGTTTCCAGAAGACCTTGCCAAAAAAATTGAAGATGGCATTAACATGGCATCAGTAGATGCAGATTGGTTGCATCAATGGGATTATGTAGAACATCATCAATACACAACATATAGGCATAGACCAGAAGCACGAGTACAAGGAGACTTCTATACATGGCATACAGATTCAGGAGATTCAGAACAATCTCATGGTGGTCGTTATAGAAAGTTAAGTTCTACAATTCAATTATCTAGTCCGGATGATTATGAAGGTGGAAACTTTCAATGGATAGAACCAAAGGGCATGTTTGATTTGTTAAGAAATAATGAAAATCTTCAGAGTGTATCAGTAGACGATTATATTAAAACAGTACCCTTTAGTGGTAAAGAAAGAGGAAGTCTAATTGTATTTCCTTCTTTTGTACATCATCAAGTCACACCAGTTACCAGAGGTACTAGAATATCTTTAGTCAGTTGGTTTCATGGCAATCCTTATGTCTAATCTAGTCACTGTTTCTAAAGTAGATGAATGTTTTCTCAAAGTAAATTGTGATAAAGGTCTAGCAAGAGACTTATACGATTTCTTTTCATTTACTGTACCTGGCGCCAAGTTCATGCCGTCATACAAAAACAAATGGTGGGATGGTAAAGTAAGACTTTTCTCTCTAAAAACTCAGAAGATATACATAGGTCTACTACCCTACATTGACGAGTTTTGTAGAGAAAGAGGATTCGACTTCGAAGGCATAGAAGATGTAATAGGAGTAAAAGAAAGAGATGAGTCGAATAAGATAAACGAATGGATTGACCTCCTTGACTTACCTTTTAATCCTAGAGATTACCAACTCGAAGCATTTAAAACTGCAATACAGTATGGTAGACAACTTCTTTTGTCTCCTACGGCGTCTGGCAAGTCTCTAATCATCTATATGTTGGCAAGATACTATGATAAGAAAACAATCATAATTGTACCCACTACATCACTCGTAGAACAAATGGCGAAAGACTTTGAAGAATATGGATATAAAGAAAGAGTATGCAAAATATATAGTGGTCAAGAAGTATTCGATGCACCAATTACAGTCACAACATGGCAGAGTTTCGCCAAGGCACCTAAAGAAGTAATGCAATCATTCGATATGGTTATCGGAGATGAGGCACATCTATTCAAGGCACAAACACTCAAAGGCATCTTAGAGAAGATGAAAACTACTGCAATCAGAATAGGTCTAACAGGTACACTAGACGGAACAGAAGTACATAGATTACAACTAGAAGGACTATTTGGTCCTGTAAAGAAAGTAGTATCGTCATACCAACTCATGGAAGAAGGCACAATTGCAAATTTGAATATTGATTGTGTCATACTCCGTCATACTAAACAAAAGAAAATGTCCTATCAAGATGAGATGGACTACTTAGTATCGCATGAAAATAGAAATGAATTTATATGTAATCTAGTATATTCACTGAAAGGTAATACTTTAGTGTTGTTTCAGTATGTAGAGAAACATGGAGTCTTACTACATAAAAAAATGTTTGATAGATTAGGAGATAAACTACATTATGTATTCGGTGGTACAGATGTAGAAGATAGAGAGAATGTAAGAGAAGTCGTAGAAAAGGCAAGTGATAATGTCATACTGGCGTCATACGGAACATTCTCAACAGGCGTAAACATTAAGAAGATAGATAATGTAGTATTCGCATCACCGTCAAAATCAAGAATAAGAAACTTACAGTCTATTGGTCGTGGTCTTCGTAAGGCAGAAGGTAAGACTGAGATGAGGTTATTTGATATTGCAGATGATTTACAATGTGAAAATCATACGCTAAACCACCTTAAGGAAAGGATAAATATATACAATGAGGAGAACTTTTCTTACGAACTAAAACAATTTGACCTTAAATGACAAGACCAACAGATTTAACACCAAGTAGATACGAAGTTATAAGACTCAAAGACAGTACAGAACTTGTCGGTATGACAAAGGATTGTGGTGATTACTTAGAAATAACTTTACCCATGATATGTCAATTATCTCTCATACCAGGAATTGCAAAAACAAATGCAGTTTTCTATCCATACTCACCCTTGAGTTCAGATGAGAGAGTACAATTACCTAAGACTGAGGTTGTTCATAGAAATACTATGAACCCACAATTTATTCCCTATTATGATAATGCATCGGCAAGATGGTTTGATATGATTGAAAATCAGAGTGTGCCACTTGCAACAGCAGAAGAGAATAAAGTAAGAGATAACCTACAAAGAAAGATGCAAGAGATGATGACTTCATATAGAGAAGACATTGCCTTTGAAGAAGAACTTGAAGATTTCGATGAAGACTTCGATATCGAAAAAACAATTCATTAGGTTTTCAATTTAACTAAATAAGTGCGTATAACGAGTAGTTATATGCATTTATCATTATTATTAATATTATTAAACTGGAGAAACCATGTCAACTGCAATTAGAATTGCGAAGAGCATGGTGGGACGATTCGAAGACCTGAAAGAAGTGCTACCCAGCATCATAGAAGCAATTGAGTTTATGACACTATTGACTCTTCCTGTTTTATTACCTTGGATTATTATATTCATGTCGAAAGGCATCGTGTAAGAATGTCAAAGAGAACCACAGAAAAACTTAAGGACGCAACAGAGGTGGCAACACTTCTGTTCGTCTTTATTATATCAATCGTATCACTAGTACCACAATGAGTTATCAACACCAACTTCCACTCGCACTAAATAAAAATAGAGATGCAACTCCTGAAGAAGTTCAGAAGTGGCACGAAGATGATTTCTTTATGAAAGGGGATTTTGATGCTATGAAACTTTTCGTAGTCATACCCGCTGTCATACAGATAGTCGTATTTGGAATGATGTTAGTTATGTTTTATGTCAATAGTATCGTATTTTAGAACGACTCTTAAACTTTTACTAGGATTAGGAAAAGAGGAAGACGAGTTTGCTGTAACCTATCTAAATGTATTGATAATTGCAATATTGGTAGGGAGTATCTTTACTGTTATACCAGGATTACTTCTTATATGGATCCTGACCCTGGCGACATAGTTATCTTAACATACTATTCCTGATTCCCACAAGGGGGTTTTGAAATTAATTTAAAATTAATTAACTTAAAAAACCACTATCCTTACAACAACTAACCTAGTATAATAAGTACATCATGGCAAAAAACGCAAAACAACAAGAACACTATGTCAACAACAAAGAGTTCACAGCAGCTGTCGCCGAGTTCAACGCAAGTGTAAAACTCGCCGAAGAAGAGGGTAGAACCCCTCCACAAATGTCAAACTACATAGGAGAGTGTATCTATAAGATTGCTACTCGACTATCTACTAGACCAAATTTCATAAACTACACCTACAGAGATGAAATGATATGCGATGGCATAGAAAATTGCATACAGTATATCAAAAACTTCAATGTAGAAAAATCAAACAATGCTTTTGCTTATATAACGCAAATTTGCTACTACGCTTTCTTAAGAAGGATACAGAAAGAAAAGAAACAAGTTTACATTAAGCAACAAGTCATATCAGACATAACACAAGAAACACTGGATTCCATAGACGGCGATACAACTGGAATGGTCAATACCAATGTAGAGTGGATGCAAGACAACATGAATCATGTTGAGTATCAACCACGAAAAACCAAAAGAGAAAAAACAAAGAAAGAAAAAGGTCTGGATAAATTTACTGAATGAAAATAGCGATTCTTAACGACACACATGCTGGTGTTCGTGGCGATATGTTGGAGATGTCCAAATATCAAGGCAGATTCTATGAGGAAGTATTCTTCCCATACTTAGATGAACACGACATCAAACACATATTACACTTGGGCGATTACTTCGACAGAAGAAAGTTTGTAAACTTCGCCTCTCTAAAAGCAAATAGAGACCACTTCATCAATCCAATGTTAGAGAGAGGCATCTCTATGGATTTGATATTGGGTAATCATGATGTCTACTATAAGAATACGAATGAAGTAAATGCACCAGAGTTATTACTATTCGAAAGTGATTCGATTAATATCATACATCATCCCATTGTAAAAGAATTTGACGGAGTTAATCTCGCACTTGTTCCTTGGATTAATAATGAGAACTATGCCGATAGTATAGATTTTCTACTCAGTGCAAATGCAGATACATGTATGGGTCACTTTGAAATTGAAGGTGCATTGATGATGCCAGGCATGACATGTCAACATGGTCTAGACCACACATATCTAAAACGATTTGATAAAGTTTATAGTGGTCACTTTCATCAAAAGTCTGAAGTTAAGAACATCAAGTATCTAGGTTCTCAAATGGAATTCACATGGTCAGATTATGGAGATAACAAATACTTCCATATCTTTGATACTGAAACTAGAGAGATGGAACCAATACACAATCCTTTGACGATGTTCGAGAAAGTATTTTACGATGATAGTAAAGAGACATTTGAAACAATCAGTAATAAAGATTATTCAAAGTACACAGGTAAATTCTGTAAAGTTATCGTAGTAAACAAAGACAATCCATACTGGTTCGATTCGATGGTCGATAAATTACATTCTGCTAATCCTTTGCATGTTGTAGTTGTAGATGACCACAAACATATGGACTTAATGGACGATGATGATATTGAGGGTGTAGAAGACACTCTTACAATATTAGAGAAGTATGTAGACGGTCTTGAGATACAAGGTCAGAAAAAACCACTTCTCGAATTAATGACTTCGTTGTATAATGAAGCACTTGAAGAACATAACTATCTATGATTAATTTTACTAAGATACGATACAAGAATTTGTTATCGTCTGGAAACACATTTACAAACTTTGACCTAGACAGGTCGCAAACAACATTGATTGTTGGAGACAATGGTGCAGGTAAATCTACCTTATTAGATGCATTATGTTTTGTTCTATATGGAAAAGGATTTCGTAATCTAAAAAAAGACCTATTAGTAAACTCTATTAATCAGAAAGACTTATTAGTAGAGATAGAATTTACAGTTGGTAGAAAATCATACAAAGTTATAAGAGGTGCTAAACCAAATAAGTTTGAGTTATATGTCAATGGTACAATGCTCAATCAAGATGCAACAGTTAGAGATTATCAAGAACACTTAGAGAAGAACATTCTAAAGATGTCCTTTCGTTCATTTACTCAAGTTGCAGTATTGGGTTCTGCTAACTTTACTCCTTTTATGCAGTTGAAGTCAGTAGAGAGAAGAAGACTAGTAGAAGACTTACTAGACATTAGTATCTTCTCTACCATGCAAGATATACTTAAGAAGAAAGTCACCCAACACAATATAGATGTCAGAGAAACTAAACACGAAACAGAATTACTAGAAGAAAGAATTAGTGGTCTTAATGAACAGATGAGTCTACTACAAAAGAATCGTGACAAGAAGATTGCGAAGTATGAAAATACAATACAAGAAACTCAGAATAACATAAATTCTGTTATGAAAAGTATTGGTGTAAAACAAGGCGAAGTAAAAGATAAACAGAAGTCCATATCAGATAGAGACCCACAAGGAGATAGACTCAAACAAGCTTTAGATGTAGAGAAGAGACTTGAAGATTCTCAGAAAAAGGCACTTAAAGAAATTGAGTTCTATCAAAACAACGATGATTGTCCAGTATGTAAACAAGGATTAGATGAAGACCACAAGACGAAATGCATTAAAGAAAAATCAGATAAGGTTGCAGAGCTCAAGACGGCAGTTCTTTCAATTGGAGAAACCATTGAAGCATCCAGAAATAGAATGGCGGAAATACAAACAGTCATCGGAGAAATAGAAGAGATTCAAAGAAAGATTGGATTACATCAAACAGAAGTTTTATCTAATCAGAAGTACATAGAAAAACTCAATGGCGAAGTAAAGGATTTACAAAGTGAGATTAATGCTGACTCTGGCGTAAGTGATAGACTTACAAGTGCTGAAGATGATTTAGATAAACTACATACTAAGAAAGAAAGTCTAACAGATAGACAACATTACTTTGACCTTGCAACAACTCTATTGAGAGACCAAGGTGTAAGACAAAGAATCATCAAACAGTATGTACCAGTAATGAACAAGATGATTAACAAGTATCTTGCAAATTTAGAATTCTATGTTGGATTTGAATTGAATGAATCATTCGAAGAAACAATCAAGTCCAGATTTAGAGATGTGTTTAAGTATGATAACTTCTCACAAGGAGAGAAGATGAGAATTGACCTTTCGTTGTTGTTCACATGGAGAGCAGTCGCAAGAATTAAAAACTCAGTAAACACCAACATACTTATACTAGACGAGGTGTTTGATTCTTCTTTAGATTCCCAGGGTACAGATGATTTCTTGAAATTACTGAACTCACTGAATGAGAAGACAAATGCATTTATTATCTCCCATAAAGGAGACCAACTATATGATAAGTTTGAAGAAGTGGTTCGATTTGAGAAACACAAGAACTTCAGCCGTATCGCAATTTCATAAATAAAACTATGTATCAATTAATAGAAGAAGCATCACAAGTATTAAGAACTCCACCTCCGGAGTTTGACTTTGAAAATCCACCAGAAGACCCAGCAGAAATTACCAAGAACTTGGCAGAAGCAATGGAGAAGTTTGGTGGTTTAGGTCTATCGGCAAATCAAGTTGGTTTACCGTATAGATTGTTTGTTATGAGAACTATGCACGAGGGTGACGAAGAGTCTAAAGTTCTTCCTTATTTCAACCCTAAGTTGACTAGAGTATCTCAAGACACGGACTTAATGAAAGAGGGTTGTCTATCCTTTCCAGATTTATTCTTAATGATTAAAAGGTCAAAGACAATCGAATTTACATATCAAGATGAAACAGGTGAAGAGAAAAGTGCTGTACTAGAAGGCATAGGTGCAAGATGTGTTCAACACGAAATTGACCACTTGAACGGTATACTATTTTTACAGAGAGCATCTAGATTAAAACTTGAACGAGCTCAAAAGGCAAGAGTAAAAGAAAGAAAGAAGAGGTTAGAGTATGAAAGAAGAATTGCACTCGCAAGATACTTCCAAGAAATGCAATCCACCAAAGATGATTCAGAATCTAATGACACAGGAACAGTGTCAACAGATGATAGAGTTTCACAAGAGTCATAGACACTTAACAGCAATTGGTGATGGGTCTGATTACACAGGTATCAGACTTATGCATATTCAGAATAATTTAATAAGAAAATGGATTGCCGAAGTCATGGTCAATCTCATAGGCGAAATAAGAAAGATATCAGACCAAGTTGTATTTCCTGAAATGGTGGGTATTAATGAATGGCCAATAGGCGGAGTTCAAGCACCACATTTAGATACATATTCAAATCAACAGATGAACGCCGGAACACACGAAGAGAAACCTGCTAGAGAATGGACTTGTATTCTTTATCTCAATGATAATTTTAAGGGTGGTAGAACTTATATACCAGACGGAGAAGTATACGAACCAGAAACAGGTTCAGGCCTTTTATTTCAAGGCATCTACATTCCACATGGTGTTGAGAAAGTTAGAAGACACCCACGACATACAGTCGCAATGTGGTTCACCACAGACATCGATAGAACCATGCCTTTATATCCAGTCGATGACCTAAATCTAAACGAAGACAATATTCGAAATACCTAGGGGTTGACAGCGACCCTAACTTTTTGTTACCATACTCCTGAATCAAAAAAGGAGAAGAAATGGGACATCCAACAGAAACACAAATAATGAATAAACTCATAGAGATTGGAGACAATCTTGAGAGCAAGCTCAATCAATTAGAATCTTTAATAGACAGTATAGATTCCAAAGTCAGTTCACTTGAAAGTGATGTGGGTTCAATCGAATCAATCGTAAACAGTATCGAATCAACAGTAGACAACCTGTAGGGGTTGACAATGACCTTCACTTTTTAGTAGGATATAAACATGACAGAAAAACTTAAAAACCAAAAAGACTCTCTCGCAAGATTAATGGCAACAGAAAATCTTACGATTGTACATAAAAAAATACCGACTGCATACTTTGATGTTAAGAATAGGGTACTTGCTTGTCCTACTTTCAAAGATGATATTTCTCCTGAACTATATGACTTGTTCATGGGACACGAAGTTGGTCATGCACTGAATACTCCTTACGAGGGACTTCACTCTACACTAACTGAGAATAGAACTCTTAAGGGTTATCTTAATGTTGTAGAAGATGTGAGAATCGAAAAGGCAATCAAACAAAAATATCAAGGGTTGAGAACTTCTTTCTTTAAGGCATACAATGAACTTATGGAAAAAAACTTCTTCGGCATCAAGGGTAGAAACTTACAAGAACTTGCATTGATTGACAAAATCAATCTTATTACTAAGTGTGGTTCTAGAGTCAACATCAAACTAAATGACACCGAACAAGAATTCTTGCAAATGGCAGAAGACTGTAAGACTTGGGAAGAAGTTGTTGAATGTGCAAATTCAATCTACGAATACTCTAAAGAAAATGAAGAGAGAGATGAAGAAGACGAAAAACTTTCTAAGATGCAAATACCTGAATCAGAAGATGGCGATGAAGAAGACGAGACTGAATCATCTCCAATGAGTGGTGAAGAGTCAGATGATGAACCAGAGAGTGAAGAAGAAGAATACAAATCAAATACAGAGGGTGACATAGAAGAAGAGGGTGATAAAGTTGAAGAGACTCTTGTAGAATCTGGCGCCAAGGGTGGCAAGTTCGATGGCAAATATGATGAATTAGATGGCGCCAGAGAGTCAATCACTGAACACTATGCACATAATAATGAAGATGATTTTGTTGACGAAAAGGCAAACATCAAAACTAATATTGATTTGAGAACTAGATTCAAAAGTACTGATATAGATGCAATGATTTATGACAACAAACAAATTACATCTGATTGGCAGAGTTGGTTTGCTGGTGTTGACTATGACAAGTTGATAAAAGAAGACCCAAGATACTACACTGAAGAGAGAAAACAAGAAACTGTCAACGAGAGAAGTAATACTTTAGTTCTTGGTAAACATTACAGAAAACATCTTCAAAACAAAAACAAAAAGATTGTTGCCCATATGGCAAAAGAGTTTGAGTTAAGACAAAATGCACATAGAAGTGCAAAGGCATATACAGGCACTAGTGGTGACCTTGATATGAATAGACTTGCTAAGTATCAGATTGTAGATGATATCTTCAAAAGAGTCACTTACATTCCAGATGGCAAGAACCATGGTGTCAATGTTTTACTTGACTGGTCTGGTTCTATTCACAACGAAGCTGCTGACATGTTAGAACAATCAATTATACTTTCAGAGTTCTGTAGAAAAGTAAACATTCCTTACAGAGTATATCTCTTCTCAGATTCTATTGTAAGACAAGACAGATATGACTACTCAAGTGGCAAGGCAAAACTTGTTGAGATTATGTCTAACGAAATATCTAATAGAAAATATTCAGAGATGTTAGATTACTTATCTTGTATCCTTGTTGGGTACATGCACAATGAACTTCATGATTGCTGGGCTGGTTCACCGAAAGGTCAGAAACTAATCGAAGAGTACAATTCAGTATTCAGTTCTATTCAAGAATGGGAATCAGGTACTTCATATTGGGGTGATTCAAGATTCTCAAGATACTGCTGTCCTGATAATTACAGATTGGGTGGTACACCACTTGACGAATGTTTAGTTGCTATGAGAAAATTCTTACCAGAGTTCAACAGACAGTATGGTATTGAGAAATCAATTCTAACAATCATCACCGATGGGTTCAGTTTCAGAAGTGACTTCTTTGACGAATCAGAAGTTGAGTCTGCTGACTATAAGGCTCAGGCAGGCGATGATTACTACTGGTCTGCTCAGAGAGAGAGAAGTTTCATTGACCCATACATCAACAAGAACTTCCTTTACACGACTAATTCAAGATATGGTAGAAACGACTTCGAGAAAACTCAAAACATCTTAGAGTGGTTATCAGAAACTTGTAATGTGACCGTGACTGGTTACTTTGTCTTCACCAAGAAAAGAGACTTTCAACAAATGTTTTCTTTCTCTTCTTTT